CGCTACTGATGTACAACTACATCTTCCAGCTTACTCGTAATGCTGCCTACAAGGTTGCACGTAAGTACGAGTCACTGAAGATGGCAGACAATCGTGCAGAGATTGAGAATCTTATCCGTGCAGAAATCGTTGAAAGCCTCAACGAAGAAAAGCTAGGCAACTCAATTACTATTTCTCAGGTGCTGGTACGTCAAATCACTCCAGCTGAAAGTATTGTAGCAAGTGCTAATGCATTGGTTCGTGCTCAGAATGAGATGAAGCAGAAGGAAGTCGAAGTTAAGACTGCAAAGCTAGAAGCTGAACGTATTGCGGCACTTAATGCTAACGCTGGTGCTACTAAGTACATGGAAGCTACTGCACTAGTTACCCTTGCAGAAGCAGTTAAGGCAGGCAAGGTACAGACCATTGTTGTCCCTTACGACTTCAAGGGTATTGTTAACGTAGGCAAGTAATCTAAAATGATTTGGCGAGCAGTGAGCTTTGTTCTTACACTATTAGTAGTGTTTGGTCTTAGCTTGCTGCTCGTTCCTGCATTTGCAATTTTAATTGGTGTACTTAATAAGGTTATATTAAATGTTGTTTGAAACCGACGCAACAAGAGCGCAAGATGCTCGCAATATTGATGCATTAGACAACCCACAGCCCGGCGACTACTGGCAGGAAATGTTCTGTCCTTATTTTATTGTAGTTGATGCTGATAAGGAAGAGGACAGTTATACCGTTCTAAGTTGCATGGGTGGCCCAAACAGTTATAATCGCAAAGACGAACCTTGTGCTAAGATTGAACACAAAGACGGATGGAGTTTTGATTACTCAAAAAGCATGAAAGTAAATCGTGCATGGATTGAAAAGGCTGTGAAGTACGGCAGTATTAACGGCTTTGTTGCAGATGTTGTCCGTAGTGAAAAAACAAAGACTATTGCAGAAGGCTGGCAAAATCATCGTGTCAGCGAGTTAGTCAAAGAGTTGCGTTCATTAGGCCCCGCTACAATGGAATACTTCTTAAACGAGATTAAGGGATAGCTATGGCAAAGGAACAGCCAATACACTACGATAGGATAGGCAAGCGCATTGAGCTAGGTGACATGGTCGCTGTAGCAGATTATAACGGCCTAATGTTAGGGCGGGTGACTAAACTCAATCAAAAGATGATTAAGGTTAAACGTTATCCAATGAGTGGTCGTAATTATGAAAAGAACAAATATCCTCGAGAGTCTATTAAATTAGATCCTGATGATGTTGCTATTCATATCTTGCAAGGAGGCAACTAATGCGTACCAGAGAACAAATTATTACCAGCATGTGCTACACCTATAGACACGACTACGGGCTCACGATTACAGAAGACGACCGTATGTACACTTTAAATAGTGGTGTCACAGAAACAGAGCGCAAGTCTATTTGGAATACGATGGCACAAATTTTTGACAATGACATTGCGCCATACATGGATTTTAAACAATGAGATTTAGAAAGAAGCCTGTAGTAATTGAAGCAGTACAGTTTGTATACACCGGCGAAGGCATTAGACGCTTACAAGAGTTTTGCGGCTATGCACTAGGAGAGTTTGCTAAGGCTCGTCACCCAGATGCCAAAGGTGAAGTTGAGATTGGTACACTGGAAGATGGTGAACATCTAACTGTGAAGCATATTGCTACAGAGGGCGATTGGATTATTAAAGGTGTGCAAGGCGAGTTTTATCCTTGCAAGCCAGATATTTTTGAACAAACCTACGAGGCCGTAAATGATGAAGAGTGAAGTAAATTTAATTGGCGTAACTAAGCCTAGTGCTATTACCGAGTGTTTTACACCAGGCGACCTAGTTGCGTACACAGCACGAGTTAGCAATCCGGCTAACCAAAACAACACACAAACAGCACCAAAGCTATTAAAGTATCTAATTAGAGAAAAGCATTGGAGCCCATTTGAAATGGTCCATATGACCATGGAGATTAAGACTACACGCGACATTGCTCGTCAGATCCTACGTCACCGTAGTTTTAGTTTCCAAGAGTTCAGTCAGCGTTATGCTGTAGCAGAGAACATTGGTTGCAAGCGTGAAGCAAGACTGCAAGATACCAAGAACCGTCAGAACAGTGTGGAAGTTAACGATCCAGCACTGCAAGAAGATTGGCAGATGGAACAGGCTAAGGTACGTAATGCTGCAATGGCAGCATACAAGTGGGCCTTGGACAAAGGTATTGCTAAGGAGCAAGCTCGTGCAGTACTACCAGAGGGCTTAACTGAAAGTACTCTGTATATGGCAGGTAGTCTACGTAGCTGGATTCACTACATTGACCTACGTGCAGCAAACGGCACACAGAAGGAACACATGATTATTGCAGAGCAGTGCAAGAAGATTGTGCTAGAGCATTTCCCAATGCTTGAGGAATATTGGCAGGACAGCAAAGACTAATGTATGCCTGACCTAAGTATTTTTTCAACTACTCATGCTGCTTATCAGTTTTCTTCAATTAAAAAACATAAGTGGACAGGACAAAGTGTTGGAAAAATACTTGCCGAGCAATGTACTGGCGAGAGTTATGATGGCGTAGAAGAATATGTGTATGAAAATTTTTCTGATAATATAGAGGAAATTTTAGATAAAATACAGTCAGCAACAAATGTCTTTTTCTTTATAGATTTTATGATAACTCAATTACCCGAAAAGGTGTTGGATGTTCTACGAGAAAAAGTAAAAACTAATAAGATTTTCTTTTGTTGTCATTATGAACCTTTTACGGTATTGAGCTTTGACTATTTAACTAAACACATACTTTCTAAGGGTATCGACTCTGATAAGTGTTGGTTCATAAGTGCTAACGCTAGAGTATTCGATACAGCTAATAAGCCATATAATTTAAATGTTGCATTCATTGATTTTTTTTCAGGATATCATGTGTACGGATGTCGCGATGTTAATGTAGTTTCATCTAACCCTGACTTAATTTCTAAAAAGGATTATTTGTGTCTAAATCTTAAGCCTCGCCCAGCACGAAAATTTTTTATAGATTTGTTAACGCAATACAATGTCTATAAAAACGGGTATATTTCCTTTGGCGGTAGAACAATAGAAGGCAAAGTTTTAGATCGCGAAACATTAGTGTCATATGGTAATGATCAAGTATTATTGCCTTCATTCTTTGACATAAGTAGCTGGACAAAAAATGTTTGTTTTGAAATAGTAATGGAAGAAGTAAACTTTTCTAATAAATTTTCTAAAGATGAAGAGTTTGTATTGCTATCGGAAAAAATTTATAGAGCCATACAGCACAAGTTACCCTTTATGGTGTACAGTAAAGTAGATTACCTAAAATATTTACGTGCATTAGGCTTTCAAACGTTTGACAAATTGTTTGATGAATCATATGATGACATTGAAGATTGGCAATTGAGAGGAAGGATGATAGCTAATCAAGTAAAGCGGTTTTGTCAAAAAACAGATACTGAAAAGAATCAATGGGTTGAGCAAGCTAAAGAAATCACAGAATTCAACTACAACCATCTTTTAAAAGATGAAAACTTATGTAGACTTTTCTTAAATAGAGTAGTATAATAGCACTAATGAAGATAGACTTTGACGTAGATATTGATATGGCTAATCGTGAGGACTTCTTGCGATTAGTTAATCATGTACCCGCTAGTATTAAAAGTGATGGTGCTTATTCAAAGCATAATACTGGTGTATACTTCCAAACCATACCAACCTTTCCATTAGAAGGATACAGCAGCATTGATTATGAAACTGCTGAAGAAGAAGGCTGGTTTAAAGTAGACATACTTAATAACGGTATCTACAAAGATGTTAGGGATGAAACACATCTAAACCAATTGATGAATTCAGTACCTATGTGGGAATTGCTAGAACACGAAGAGTTTGTTACTCAGCTTTTCCACGTAAGCAACTATGCTAAGATTCTTGCACAATACAAGCCTACTAGTGTTGAACAGTTAGCTATGATATTGGCTATTATTCGTCCCGGTAAAAAACATCTGATTGGTAAAAATTGGGACGAAATTGCCAAAGATGTTTGGACTAAGCCAGTAGATGGAAGTTACTATTTTAAACATAGCCATGCTGTAGCTTATGCGGTGGCTATTGTTGTGCAGATGAATTTAATCTGCTCTGCGTATTAATTGAATACTACGCCTTTTAATTCTCTTTTTCAATAAATTTTGTAGGCTTGTAACAGGGCCAAAAAGAATATCCACATCCTTCATAACGAATGTTCTGAGGCAGGGTTTGAACGGCTTCATTTCGTGATGTAAAAATACATCGATGGGCAGCATACGGTTACTTTCCCACCACCACATATCACCTAATTCTAGGAATTCTCTTTTAAGCTCGGTCGTTGGGATAAGCTCTACGTCATAGAACGTTATAATACTGTTGTCGTGATTTACAACAATACCTACATAATCTTTCTCTAAATAATGAAGCCCTGTTAGAAATTCTAATTGTGAATAATCTTCTTCTTGCATGTCTTGATATTTATAAACTACCTATATAATTTACATTCTTATTGGAAACACTTAATAGATAAATAGTAGTATGAACAGCAATTTTAAGCTATATCTCTACGATACTACTATAGATTTGGTAGTGTCAGCTAACAGTATTTATGTGGATAACAAGCCTATGAACAACAGAATTTTGAGCGCACACAAAGGTGTTAATAACGAAATTTACTTTAACATTAGGGACCGTGACAGAAAGCTGCAAAATGTATTCAGTGATGTTCTTAGGGTATACCTAATAGAACCGGACGCAAAAAGACGCATCCTAACTAAAACTTTAGAAAATACATCTGATGTAGGAATTGTAAAACTAGTACTAACAGATGGTGATCTAGTTAACGTTGACGCCGGCTTGTATCAAATCCACATTACTAGATCGACGCAAGAAGATATAGATTTGCCTGTGTACGTAGACCAAAACAACAATGTACGTTTAGACATTAGAATTACCGATCAAAGCAGCGTTGAGCCAGTTGCCACACAGCAAGAAACTGTGTTTACCCAAACCGCAAATACTATGTTAGGGGACAGCTCAAACGTATTTGTTAGCAGCGCCCTATACGGTAATTTAGAAAAGAACTTTATAGATTCTCAACACACAATTGGAATCTACACTACATCTTATACTGGTAACATTACTATTCAGGGCAGTTGCTTGATTGGTGTTCCTGATATCGACGATATGAGCAAGGACTGGTTCAACATTGAAACTGTTGCATTAAGCAACGTTAGCTCTATTACTCATAGAACATTCCAGATTAACGCAAACTGGATAAGAATAGCTCATACTCCAGATTCCGGTACAGTTGATAAAATTGTATTAAGAAACTAATACTTGACAATAACTTAAAATCGCGTATAATACAACTATGGATCTAGACTCTGTAGTTGAAAGTACACATCGGTTGGTGTTGGATCACCTTCCTATTCGTACGACAAAAACACCTAGCGGTTGGATTACGTTTGACTGCCCAATGTGCAACGACAAACGTAAGCGAGCCGGGGTCATTACTAAAGCCGCAAAACTAAGTTATCATTGTTTCAACTGCGGATACACAACAGGCTGGAGTCCTGCTCCTTACATCGGTCAAAAATATAAGGAACTTGCTGCTCGCCTAGGTGCCGGTGACGATGAAATACACAAGGTCCAGATAGAGTTACTCAAGTATAAAGAGGAACTCGAAGAAGCTGAGGATACAGACTATGTCTACAACTTTTCTAAATTTGAGATTGTAGAACTACCTGAAAATGTAATGTTAATTGATGATTTGCCTGACGACCATGAAGTAAAGCAGTATGCTCGCCAACGTGGATTAGAAGGACTTT